AAGGGATGTTCAAAGCGTTGAGTGGGCTCGACATTTACCGAATGTGGTCATTTGTAATGATTGGTTACACGATGGTGATGTTATTGTGGCCCCTTGGTTAGTGGGCGACGATTACAAACGCATACCCAAGTTAAATGCCAAATACATGTTTGGGCATTTTGAATTGCCGCATTTTTACATGAATGCTATGGTGCAGATGCCGGACCACGGCGACGTTAAACGCGAAGACTTCACCGGTATCGAACATGTGTTTACCGGCCACTTTCACAAGAGACAAACACAAAAAAACATTACTTACATTGGAAATTGCTTCCCGCACAACTATGCAGATAACCACGACGACGAACGTGGTATGATGGTGCTTGCATGGGGTGCGGAGCCGGAGTATCATGCTTGGCCAGATCAACCCAGATATCGTGTGTATCAATTAAGTGATGTTCTTACAAACACAGAAAAGTTATTGAGCCCTGGCATGCATGTGCGTGTGAATCTTGACGTAGATATCAGCTACGAAGAAGCAACGTTTATCAAGGAAACGTTTGTTAACACTTACAATCTCAGAGAGATAACTCTAATACCGCAAAAGACTGTGAGTGAAGATATCAATTACGATATTACAGGAAACATAATGTTTGAAAGTGTAGATACTATAGTAACCAATCAATTAACAAATATTCAAAGTGAACAGTATAATAAAAATTTACTTTTGGATATTTATAGAAATCTATGAGGTTATTTAATACATTAAGCAAGGACCTCATTGTAATTACATATCCATCTGGTGGATTTGGTAATTTCATTTACTATATCTTAAGTGAATTTGCAGATTTAACGATTAAAGTTAGTAACGATGATTTTGATTTTAACATAAACGGTAATAGTCATAAAACTAACAAATATACAGAAATTTATTTTAACGATCCTGAAAATTACATTCCATATTTGAATATAAATTCCAACATAACAAATAAAAAAATTTTAGTTTTATGTGATAATGGTATAAAAAATGATTCTTATACTAAATTAAAAAAAAATTTTCCAAATGCTACCATTATAAGAATAGCGTTAACTCCTCCAATTCGTCCTGTGGTTTATAAAACCTGTGTTGTCAAAGCCATGCAATCTGACCTTATATCTGAGACAAAAAATCATTTAATTGAAGGATGGGCAAAAGATGCCAACGAACCATATGCTATTAGAGAAAATTTTACCTTATTCTATCATAATTGGCCATTTAAATGGGAAACTAATCATTCATATATAAATTTGGAACTAGAATCTTTAATTAATAATCCGTTGAATACTGTAATTACATTAATTAATGAATTAAAGATGAACATCATTAATGAAAGCAAATTAAAAATATTTTTAGAAGATTGGAAAAATAAAAATTCTTGTTATTTCCAAATTTATTATGATTGTAAATTATTAGAAGCAGCAATTAAAAACAACAAAAATATTGATTTAACTTATATTGATGATTTACATGATCAAGGATATTTAAATTACTGGATAGAAACAAAATTTAATATAAAAATTCCAGTATGGGATTTTAAAAATTGGTTTAAAGACACTTATGAACTAACTAAGGCTATTGCAAAATTAAGAAAATAAAGTTATTATAAAAGACGATATTATGAATTTAAATGATAATATACAAAATTAATGTTTAAAATAAAAAACCTATCAGTAAAAAACTTTCTGAGTGTAGGCAATGCTACACAAGCAGTTCAATTTGATCGTAAAGATCTAACCCTAGTACTAGGACAAAATTTAGATCTAGGTGGCGATGACACAGGGGCCAGAAATGGTACTGGTAAAACTACAATCATCAATGCTTTATCTTATGCACTATATGGATCGGCTCTTACTAACATTAAAAAAGATAATCTTATCAACAAAACAAATAGTAAGAATATGTTGGTCACGATTGATTTCGAAAAAGACGGCATCGACTACAAAATTGAACGAGGACGCCGTCCAAATACAATGGCATTTTACGTTGGAGGCGAAGAACAACAGATTACAGATGAAAGTCAAGGAGACAGTAGAGAGACGCAGGCCTACATAGAACGCATGCTTGGGATGAGTCATGATATGTTCAAACATATCGTTGCATTAAACACCTATACAGAACCATTCTTGGCATTAAAAGCCAACGATCAACGTATTATTATTGAACAATTGCTAGGTATTACAGTATTATCTGAAAAAGCAGATGCACTCAAAGAACAAGTTAAAGCAACCCGAGATGCCATTACTGTTGAGGAATATCGTATTAAAGCAGTAACGGATGCCAACACCCGCATACAAGAACAAATTGAAGCTACTCGCCGTAGACAAACACTATGGAATACTAAAAGACTAAATGAAATCACCGATCTTGAACGTGCATTAAGTGTTGTAGGCGATTTAAACATTGAGATAGAGCTGGCTAATCATGACGCATTAGATGCTTATAATGAAAAAACTAAAAAGGCTGCAGAAATTAATCGATGGAAAGTTGCCTGTGAAACTGATCAAGTTAGAATATTAAAGACGTTAGATAAACTCAAACGAGAAATAGAAACTTTAGAAAAACACGAATGCTATGCTTGCGGACAGGCGATCCATGATAGCAAGCACGAACAGGTATCAAAAGAAAAACGAAACACGCTAAAAGAAACTTCACTACAGTATTTGTCCAACGATAAACAGTTAATGTCTCATGTGGATGCGTTGGCATTAATAGGTAATTTAGGTCCTGTTCCTACAGTATTTTACGATCGTAAAGAAGACGCTATTAATCATAGAAATACTGTAGCCAACCTAAAGCAACAGTTAACAACAAAACAAGCCGAAGCAGATCCATACGAAGAACAAATTCGCGAAATGGAAACACAGGCGTTAGAAGAAATTAATTATGATTTGATCAACGAACTTGCCAATGTTCGAGAACATCAAGAATTCTTGTTAAAACTATTAACTAACAAAGACAGTTTTATTCGTAAACGTATTATTGACCAAAATTTAAGTTATCTAAATGCTAGACTAAGTCAGTATCTAGATCGCATTGGACTACCGCATACTGTTAAGTTTCAAAACGATCTAACTGTAAGTATTGAGGAACTAGGACGTGAACTTGATTTTGACAATCTCAGTAGAGGAGAACGCAATAGATTAATTCTAAGTCTAAGTTGGGCATTTAGAGATGTATGGGAAAGTTTATATCAACCTATTAATCTGCTGTTCATTGATGAAGTTATTGATACTGGCATGGACAGTTCGGGTGTAGAAAACAGTTTGGCTATCCTTAAGAAAATGAGTAGAGAAGGTAATCGTAGTGTATGGCTAGTTAGCCATAAAGACGAACTGGCTGGTCGTGTTAACAACGTGCTCAATGTTATCAAAGAAAACGGATTTACAAGTTATAACACAGATGTTGACATCACCTAAAACATTGCATTTGGAAATAACAGACATTTGTCAGGCAGCATGTCCACAGTGCTCTAGAGAATGTGATCCTAACTTTAATTCCGACATAAAAAATACACTCTCTGTTGGTGATATCAAGAGATTAATATCAACTGATACTATAAAAAACTTAGATAAAATGTTTATGTGTGGCAATTATGGAGACCCTGCCGCTGGTAATGCTATAGAAATTTGTAATTATTTTCGCGAAATTAATCCCGATATTACTCTAGGCATGAATACCAACGGAGGTTTACAATCGATTAGATGGTGGCAATCTCTAGGTACAATTATTAATCGTCAAAAAGATTACGTGGTGTTTAGTATAGACGGCTTAAAAGATACTAATCATATATATAGAAAAAATGTTGTATGGGATAGGGTAATTAAAAATGCAACTGCTTTTATTAAGGCAGGCGGTCGTGCTCATTGGGAAATGATAGTATTTGAACACAACGAGCATCAAATTCAGCAAGTCGAAAATCTGGCCAAAGATTTAGGATTTTATATTTTAAGGTATAAGGTCAGCAGAAGACATGATTTTATACCTATAGTGGGATTGAGCCCTCCTAAAAATTATCCAGAAAAAATAGAATTATCCAACAAAATAAGATGCCAGGCATTAGAAGAAAATAGTGTATATCTGTCCAGTCAAGGTATATTTCATCCTTGCTGTTGGCATGGTAATCTTGGCGGCACTAAATTAGATCAATTTGATAAACTTATTGATTCTTGGAACGTTATTCCTGATTCTATTTGTAGACAAACCTGTAGCATAGTTGATAATGAAACTAATTTTTCAAATCAATGGCGTAAAGAAATTATGTTAAATCCATAGGAAATCATAATTATGTGTACATGGTGTGGCTATTTGAAAACAAAACGGTTGATGTGCTTCCGGAAGATTGCGTTGGATTCGTGTATATGATTACAAATACCGTATCTGGACGCAAATACATTGGTAAGAAACTAGCTAAATTTTCAAAAACCACAGTACGAACAGTAAAATTAAAAAATGGTAATAAAAAGAAAAAGAAAATTAGAAGCAAAATAGACTCAGACTGGCAAGAATATTATGGCTCCAATGACGAACTTAAAAAAGACGTAGAATTATTAGGCCCAGAAAATTTTAAACGAGAAATACTTTTTTATTGTAATTCACGAGCAGAGTGCTCGTATGTTGAGGCACGCGAACAATTTAGACACCAAGTCTTAGAATCAGATGATTACTACAACGGCATAATAAATTGCCGTATCCATGGCTCCCATATCAAAAACAAGTTAAGCAGTTAGGCTAGCACAGGCCAATCACGTGTGCCCTATACCTGGATCCATGATCACAGGGATGGAAGTCTTGTCGCTGCAACAAGCACTCAACTACTACCCTTCGGGATGAAGATCGCAAATGCCGCGATTTAGTTGTTTGAACAGGATTCATAAAGGCTGAAAAGACGTACGAGCGATCGTACACGTTTATGAGATGTGCTGATATACATTTTGTAAACCGCCGTTGTATAAAGACGGAGCTCGAGGTACAGGACAACCGCCTCTGTAATGCTCTAATATCAGTGACTATGCTACTCGGATGAAGCGTATATATTTTTTGCCCGCCCTGGGCAAAGAGTGACCAATTAATCTGGATGAAATCTCTAAAAACAATATTGATGAGCGCAAGCGAAATCAATAGACTAACGCAGTTAGTCTTAGAAGAATGGCATCCCGCTTTTTTTGGCGGTCTCTAAATTGTCTTTGATAATCTCGTTGATGATTTTTCTATCTTCTGCGCTCAACATCATGGCGTCGGAATAAGATATACCGCCGCGCATGTACCAACAAAATCTCAATAGTTCGTCTTTGATCTGCTTGATTTGATTTTCGTAGCTCTTAACTAAGCCTAGTATTTCTTCGGCGTTTTTTGTTAAGAGCTTTTGCCGAAAAAACTTGAGTAATCAAAAGTCAATGCAATATCATATTCTTTGGTACAACTGTTACAAGATCCTACTAGAGGTTTGACTGCGCCTTCTTTATTGATCTGTTCCATTTTCTCTCTGATAGTTTTACAAATTTCACTATCGCAATTGAAATAAAATTCTTCAATATATTCTGGTTCTGAAACCACTGTGCCTGTGTTGGTGATTTCAATATATTCGGTGTTGTCTACCAGCAACTTGGCGTTTAGTTTAATCAAACGGTCCAGATGTTTTTTATAAGCTTCCAGCTTTGCTGTATCGTCGCCGTCGGGTACGCTGATATTTTCCAGTACTCTTTGTTCTTCGTAAGCAATCTTGTTTGTTTCGTTTACACTGGCATAGTTTTGAGGTTTGAGTTTGATTCTAATGTGTCCCACTTGCACTTTTTGTGCATAGTCGGGCACAGTAACATTGTCTAAATAGGTATTCAAATCCACGTCAAATCTGTTTTCTTCGCCGCAATGCGGGCATTTGGTGTCTACCGGCATTTCGCCGCCATAAGATGCAATTCTAATGGCTATCAATACCGGGTCAACATCAACACTGGGCATATGCCAGGCATTGGTAATGTTGGGGCAACAGCTCTGTATCACATCAACCACACCCTGACCGTTTAGCAGTGCGTCGGGTGTTTTCAACAAAATTTCATCTCTGGCTGTCATTGGAAACACCGGTATTTCGCCTACTTCTGGCAAGTCCAGGCCGCTGCTCCAAAATTGACCACTACTAGGTAAACGCAAGTAAATTGCTGGTTGTCTAAAGTGGGCACGAAGCGGATTCGCTGGTTTTTGTTCCATTTTTGATTCCTATAAATAATTGATATATGAATATTTATAGGCTAAAAATATGACTGATGCAGAAGTCCAAAAAGCATTGCAAGCGTTATCACAACTGGGTGCTGCTGCTGGTAATTCGCGAGCAAGTATACAAAGTGTGGGACAAAGCATGGCCAGACTGCGTATGGAAATGCAGCGAGGCACCGGAACTATCCAGGGAAATGCTCAGGCACTGTCTCGATTGCAATCTGAATTTGAAGGACTTCGGGATTCAGCTAGAAATTCAGCTGCCGGTCAGGCCATGTTGGCTGAACAAAGCAAAATGGCCGGTCAAATCATGCGCGATGCTGCCGGCCAAATGTCCGGAGCATTGGTCAAAGGCGGTGTAATTGAAGCTGTTTCTTTCTTCAAGAACCAGGTATTTGCTGCTGCTGAAAGTTACACATCGGGTGTAAGCGGTACAACTGCGGCTCTAAAACAACAACAAGTTGGCATTCAAAGCAACATTGACATTCTCAACAGATTGTCTAATGGAGCACAACTAGCTGCAGAAATGTTGGCCTTGATACCCAATCCGGCTACTAGATTTGGTGCAGTGATCATGGGTGGATCTGCAGCTCTACTAAAAGTTTTCAAAGAGGAAGAAGAAACTAGACAACAGGCTTATACCTTATTAGGAAATGAACTAACTGCAACTACGCTTGCCTACCAAACTCAAACCAAGGCAGGCATGGCATATGTCGCCGGAATGACCGAGCAACGACAATTGTCCCAGGTTCTTCAATTGAACATGGGAGAACTGACCAATGTTGTTACAAAAAACAAAGACGAACTGATACAATTTGGTGGCTCATTGTACGGTGGAATAGGTAGAGTAAAAAGAGTGAATGAAGAATTAAACAAGATGTCAAGCGAAGGTCGTAGTTTTAGAGAACAACTTTACCGTATGGGCATCAGCTATGAAGAACAAAGTCAGGGCATAATTGATTATATATCCTTACAGGCGTCGTCGGGACAATTGGGACAAAAAAGCCAAAAACAACTGGCAGAAGAGTCTTTCAAATACATGACCAATTTGAAAGCCATATCGGCTTACACCGGTGAAGACGCCAAGACGGCACAAGCACGAGCTCAGGCTGCCAGCGAACAGTTGGCGGTGCAAGCCAAGTTGAGACAAAGCCAAGATCCCGAAGCCATGGAAAAGTTTCAAACCATGATCAAGTTGATGCCGGCGGACATGCAAAAAGGTATGCAGCAAATGACAGCATTTGATGGCACCATTATTGACAAAAATCTCAATATTTTGCTTTCACAAAGTCCAACTCGCAAGAAAGTGCTAGATGAAGCATTTGATGATTTTCAAAAAGGAATATACACATCTGCTCAACTGCAAGAAAGACAACAAGAACGAATGAAAAAATACGGCGCAGATCTAGAAAAAGAAGGGCTAGCTATGGGCCCAACTCTTGGAGCTGTGAACTTGGCTACAGGACAGTTTGGTGAAGTAGTAGGAATGGCTCAGAATCAAGTCAAAGAAGGACAAAAAGGTCAAAATGATTTAGTTAACATTGTTGGTACCACAACCGAACAATTTAGAAAATTAAAAGAAGACGGCACTGATAAATTGTTAAATTCAGTAATTGAGCTAGACACTAAATTTAGAACAGTTCAGGTGCCGGCCCTTACTGAGGCATTTACCGATGCAATAACCAACATGGTTACCAAAGGCGGGGGATCTGGAAACAAAATTACTATTCCTTCATTGGCAGAGCAAAACGAAATGGCCATGAGAAATACGCTCGAAGCATTAAACGCCTTAAAATTCTTAGATGGCATTCCAAGTGTGTTTCAAAGTGTTCAAAGCATTGTGCAGAGCACTGCTGAAAGTAACAGAGAAACTGCTACTTCGATGTCTGGAATAAGCACAAACTTTTTGACTGCTAGCACAACAATGTCTGGTGCGGCCGACAAATTTAACGCCTCGGTTGATAGATTTGGTCGAGTACCTAGTGCAGCCACAGGCGGCGTGTTAGAGGGTCCAGAATCTGGATTTTTGGCCATGCTGCATGGCAAAGAAGCCGTTATTCCATTGGGCGATGGCAATACAGTCAATGTTGGATTTCGAAATCCAGCAGGAATGTTAGAAAACATGTCTTCTCAATCTACCGCTGGACAGTCCAACAATGTGGAACAAATGGTTAGCGGTTTGTTTAACACTCCCAATTTAATGACAAATTCGTTATCTGAACTAAAAAATATTATGACAGCCGACAGTCAGGCAACACAGTCACTAATGAAACAATATACTGATAAAATGGATACCTTGATAGCAGCAATGGAAGACAACGTAGACTATTCCAAAAGAATAGCAGACAACATCGCATAAGCACGGTAAATACAGTACTCATTGAGAACAATTTATGACTTGGCGCAAGTACTTTAAGAGCAGCAATCTTCCTAGCAATATCAGTCCAATTGGTAGTGGGCGAATGCCTGATCCTGGGTATCGAAACTATCAAAGCAATTTGCCTGACGTTTACATTGGACATCCTAATCGCATTGAACGTTACAATCAATACGAGCAAATGGATATGGATTCAGAAATCAATGCAGCTCTGGACATTCTCAGTGAGTTCATGACTCAAAAAAACGAAGCAAATAACACACCGTTTGACATCAAATACAAAGATCAACCCACCGACAATGAAGTTAAAATAATCAAAGAACAATTGAATCAATGGGTAGTGTTAAACGAATTTAACAAAAGAATATTTAAAATAGTTAGGAATGCAATCAAATATGGCGATCAAGTGTTTGTTAGAGATCCCGAAAACTTCAAATTATTCTGGGTAGAAATGAGCAAGGTAGTTAAAGTAATTGTGAACGAAAGTGAAGGCAAAAAGCCCGAACAATACATATTAAAAGATCTAAATCCCAATTTTGAAAATCTCTCTGTTACTGCAATAACCACAACAGATCAGTATATGAATCATCCGCAAGTAGGAGGACCTAGTGGCAGTTATATTCAGCCCAACGTACCATTGGGCGGTGGCGGTCGCTTCACACGAGCACAAAATGAAGCCGCAGTTAATGCAGAGCATGTAGTACATTTAAGTCTTACTGAGGGATTGGATCCTTTTTGGCCATTTGGTACCAGTGTGCTTGAAAATGTATTTAAAGTATTCAAGCAAAAAGAATTACTAGAGGATTCGGTAATTATCTATCGTGTGCAACGAGCACCAGAACGCAGAGTATTTAAAATTGATGTAGGCAACATGCCCAGTCACATGGCCATGGCCTTTGTTGAGCGTATCAAAAACGAAATCAGTCAGCGCAGAATTCCTACGCAAACAGGCGGCGGCGTCAACATGATGGATGCCACTTACAATCCCTTGGCACAAATGGAAGATTACTTTTTTCCTGTCACTGCTGAAGGTAGAGGATCAAGTGTAGATACACTGCAAGGTGCCAGCAATCTAGGTGAAATCACAGACTTACGTTACTTTACTAACAAATTGTTCCGTGGCCTACGTATTCCCAGTAGCTATTTGCCAGTAGCACTTGAAGATGGCACACAAGCATTCAATGATGGGCGTGTGGGCACAGCCTTGATTCAAGAATGGCGCTTCAATCAATACTGTCAACGGCTGCAAAGTGCAATTATTGAGAAACTGGATCAAGAATTTAAGTTATTCATGCGTTGGCGTGGCATTAATATTGACAGCCAATTGTTTGAGCTAGTATTCGAACCACCGCAAAACTTTGCACAATATAGACAAGCGGACATCGACAGTGCCAGAATTGCAACTTTTACACAGCTGGAAGCATACCCATACATGAGTAAACGTTGGTTAATGAAACGTTATTTGGGACTAAGCGAACAAGAAATGAGTGAAAACGAAACCATGTGGGCCGAAGAACAGGGCGATATTGAAATAGCACCTGGTAAAGATCCTAATCTAAGAAGCGTAGGAATCAGTCCGGGCGGTATAGCCGGTGATTTAGAAAATGTAGCCCCTCCTGCAGAAGCACCGCCCGAAGGCGAAGCAGTACCAGGAGCCGCAGCGGCTGCAGGTGCTTCAGCAGCAGCACCTGCCCAATCTGCGCCCGCAGGAGCAGCAATTTAACAAATTTGATTAAATAACTATATGATTGTAACTGAACTATTTGAGCCTGCCAAACCCGGTTATCAAAGCGAAAAAGACGATAATACTCCGTTAAAATTGTCTAATTTGCGTAAAACTAGATTAACCTTGGGCGATCTTAATAGACTACGCATGGCTAATGATGTGCGTAAAGTCGAACACGAATACAAATTAGAACAAGTTGCAAAACAATACAAACCGCCTGCAGCCGCTGCGGCTCCTATGTAGTCAGACCAAATCCTTCAAAAAACACCCATTTAACCCCCTAAATTGTGTATTTTAGTAAATAAAATACAGCCATATTATTATAAGGAGTTCCCGATGAACAAATATGAACAGCTAATTGAACACATTATCAACGACGAGGAAGATCGAGCTCGTGCGTTGTTTCACGAAATTGTAGTAGAAAAAAGCCGCGACATTTACGAAAGCTTGATGGACGAAGAATATGCCGAGGAAGCAATCGGCGGAAGTCAAGTTGAAGGTATGCTGGACGAAATTTCCATGGACGAAACCGAC